TTATATTGACCTCAGCTTCGCACCAATTTAAGGATGCTATTGGCAATTTAGATGATGGTCCTGTTAACTTAGATGTTACGGGTGTGACAGTTATGTTCTTGTGGACAGGTAATTATTGGAGAATCATTAGCTAATGGCAATCTCACTAAGTAATGCTCACTTTAGTCCTCAGGACTCCACAGGTTACTTTGTATATGCTCTGCGAAGAGATGATGATGACATGCTACACTTCACAAAAGTGAGCACGGCATCAACAACAGAGACCTTCGATCCTTTCCGTCTTGACGGTACACAAGTCGAAGAGTTCGGTGACTACGATGATTATGTCGAAGAGACGACCGAACAGAAAGCACTCGCCAATAACTCACAAGATAAATATCAGCAGATACGCTTTGATAGGCGAAACTTAAATTATTTCTTAGACACTGATGGATATCTGGTCCTTCAGGTCAACGGAACCCACTCATACTCTGGACCTGTTTAACGAGAACCTACGATGGCAGAATTTAGACTTGGCAGACTGAAATTTAACTGGCGTGGAGCCTGGGCTGCTTCTACTGCATATGTAATTGATGACATCGTTAGATACGGTGCCAATTCATATGTTTGTACAGGCAACCATACTTCAGATTCTGCTTCCAACGGATTCCCTAGCGACAGCTCCTACTGGTCGCTGCACACAGGGGGAATCGACAACGCTGGGACATGGACTCCTAGCACGGCTTATGTCGTAGACGATATTGTACAAGAGGGTGGTAACCTCTACATTTGTACCTCTCAGCATACCTCTATTGGTGTGCCTAGTTCCTGGTACAGTTCCGACTTCCCCTCCTATTGGGAACTTTTCCATGAGGGTGTCAGCTTTAAGGGTGCGTTCACCACTGACACTTACTATGGCATCAACGCTATTGTTAGCTACGGTCCCTATCAATATCGTTGTACTACACCATTCCAAGTCCCTGCAGACTATACAATGCAGGGCGTTTCTACCTCAGCTCATGACCCAACTGGTGTTGGTTCTGATGGTTTCTATCCTCCTGGTGGCAATTTCGCTACCTTCTCTGAGGGTTTTGAGAATAGACTGAAGTACGGTGCCACCACCAGATATGAAAGAGGTGACATTGTTGAGTATGATGGTGCTGCTTATGTTGCCATCAGTACTAATCCTCGTGGTCTTGCTCCTGCAGAAAATACTAATGATTGGGCACTGTTAATTGGTGGTATTGGTACTGGCGGCGCTGGTGTATATAATCCTAATCAAACATATTCCAGAGGCGAGACAGTAACTCTGGGTGGTAATACTTATATTGCCGACGATACTTTAATCAATGTTGATAAGAGACCAGTTGGTCTTGCTATCACTTCTGTTGATACTGGTGTCAATGGTTGGTCCTTGGCAGTTCGTGGTCAGAGTTGGAACGGTACATATTCTGCTACAGATATGTACGAGATCGGTGATCTCGTCGAGTATTCTTCCTCTGCATATGTTTCGGTTGCATCTTCTAACATTGGTGTAACTCCTGGTACTGCTGTCACAATGTGGCAGGCATTTGCTATCGGTGATAGTGCAGCTCTGCTGACAACCAAAGGTGACCTGCTCACTAGAAACTCAACTGGTCCTACCAGACAGGGTATTGGTACTCAAGGAACCTTCCTGAAAGTAAATTCTAGTGACGAGGTTGAGTGGAACTATCCTGGTATTCGTACCAAGATCTACTATGTTGACGCTCAGCAAGGTAGCAACAACAATGTAGGTTATACTGCTGACGCGGCATGGGCAACTGTTGCTTATGCATCTACCGCTGCTCAGATTAGAAGAGATATTACTAACTTTGTTTATGATGAGTCCACTGGTATTGCAACAGTAACTGCTGCAGAGCATGGTCTGTTCCCGAACTCTGAGATCAAACTTTCTGGTATTGCTCTCACCTGTGCTACTGCACACGCTGGTGTTACTACTACTATCTTCCCTGATGGTACACAAGGTTTCTTCTTCACAGTTGACTCGGTTACTGACTCTAACACCTTCGTAACTAATGTTGGTATCTCCACTATTGCTCACGATTATGTCAGCGGTGGTGAAGTAGTTGACTCGTCTCCTGTTATTCTGAAGTTGTCTGCTGGTGTATTCCAAGAACAGCTTCCTATTACACTGCCTAAGAACTTCTCTATTGCTGGTGATGTTCTGAGAGGTACGACAATTGAACCTGCTGCTGGTCTTTCTCTTGACGGTGTAACTCCGAACGCTCGTTCGACGATGTTCTTCGTCTCTGATTCTGTCACGGTTCAGGCGATCACGATGCGTGGTCTCCAAGGTTTCAGATATGATGTAACTGATCCATTCAATACTGACCTCTGGGGTCCAAAGGTTGGTGTAGGAACCACAGCTTGTGGTGTATACTTCAGACTGAACCCCGAGACTCCGATCCTTGATCGCTCTCCTTACATCAAAGACTGTACTGCTTTCTCTAATGTATGTACTGATGGCACTGGTCACGGTGGTGCAATCGGCGTATTCATTGAGGGTGGTGTTCACGAACCCAAGGCATCTGCGGAGGGTAGAGGTGGTAAGTCGATGGTCTTCGACGCCTTTACCAATATTAACTCTGACGGTGTAGGTTTCTTCCTGGAAGACGATGCTCTTGCTGAGATCGTGTCTTCCTTCACCTACTATTGTGCCTTTGGTTATGTTTCCGACGATGGTTCTGAGATCAGATCTCTGTCGGGTAACAACTCCTACGGCGATTACGGTGCTATTGCTTGTGGATTCTCCACTCTAGAGACTCCCAGATCTGGTCGCCTCTTCGGTGACAAGCTGGAGATCGTTGTTGGTCAGGTAGCAGGTACGCTGTCTGTTGGTGCCACGATGCGTGGTACTGTATCTGGTGCTCGTGCTGTTATCACCAACAATCAGGAGTCTGGTGAGCAGATGTACTTCAAGTACGACTCTGGATTTGGTAACCCTGATGGCGGTAATGGTGCCGTTGGTGTTGGTACTAGCGTCTTTGTTCCTGGAGAATATGTTGAGTGTGACTCTGTTGGTGCTGGTGCAACTGGTAGATTCCAGATCAAGGCTGCTTCCAACGCTGTCTCTGGTCAGAAGGACATCCTGTTCGAGATCACTGGTCTAAGCACAACTCCTAAGGTTGGTGATGCTCTCGGATTCACCACGGTTGGTATGGGTTACTCTGATACTACCACCTACATCATCAGAACTGTAACTAACTACGACTCTGGCACTGGTCGTGCAACGATTAATGTTGCTCCTGGTAAGGGTTCAGCTCCTGCTTCGTTCGATGATCAAGAGTTCTTAATGAGAACGGACTTCTCCAAGGTTCGCCTCACGGGTCATGACTTCCTGCTGATCGGTACTGGTAACACTTCTGAAACCAACTACCCGAATGTTAATGAGAACACTGCTTCTCAAGGTAACGAGACTAATGTTGAGAGATCTGGTAAGATCTTCTTCGTCTCTACTGACCAAGGTGGTAACTTCAGAGTTGGTGACTTCTTCTCCGTTAACCAGCTGACTGGTGCTGCTACCCTGGATGCTTCCGCGTTCAACCTGTCTGGTTTGACAGAACTGAGACTGGGTGCTATCGGTGGTCAGGTCGGTGAGGCAATTAACGAGTTCTCATCTGACGAGACCATGGCAGGCGACTCGAACACTGCTGCTCCTACTGAGAAAGCAGTTCGTGGTTTCCTGACTCGCGGTAAGATGGATGCCACCTCTGGTATCCTTGTTCCCCCGCGTGGTGCTCAAGCTTCTCGCCCGACTGGTGGTGACCTGATTGAAGGTGGTCTCCGCTACGATACCGACGCTAACGGTTTCGAGTTCTACAACGGTGGTGCTTGGTTGCCTCTGGGTGCATACGCTAATGTCGATGCAACCTCCAGCGTAACCCTTGCTAACAGACAGCAAGCTTTCTGCAACACCTCTGGTGGTGCATTCACGGTTACTCTGCCTGCGTCTCCTGTCAAGGGCGACTCCGTTAGAATCTTTGATGTTGGTGACGCATTTGATTCTAACAACCTGACCATTGGTAGAAATGGCAACCCGATCATGGGTGATGCCGCAGATATGGTTGTATCCACTGAGGGTGCTGCTTTTGAATTGGTCTTCTACGATGGCACACAAGGTTGGAGAATCATCACCATCTGATTCTTCAGTGGGGGAGGGCAACCTCCCCTTCTTTTCGTAATGTTTTGCATAAATACTAATACGATTCCACCATTTACGATTAAGAGTAATGGCAAATTATCAAAGTTATAAACAGATTCAGGGGGACGCAGCTGTCATTCCCAGTTCATTGGGACCTGGACAGGTTGTAGGTCTCTCTACTGGTGTAGCCCACCAATTCTTCGTCTTTAATGGTAACCATTATGATGGATGCAATGGTGGTTGCTGTCTTCTTTGGACAGTTCCCTCTAGAGCAACCACAGTTCGATTTGAGCTGACTGGCGGCGGTGGTAGTGGTGCTCCTGGCATTTGTTGTGCCAATGGTCCTGGTGGTGGATCTGGATCTTACGCGACCAAAACTATTTTTGAGCACTGCAATCACTTCACTCCTGGTTCCAGTCGTTACACGATTTGCTCTGGTGGATCTGGTTACTGCGCTTGCTGTGGTTACGCTCACGCTTATAACTGCTGCGGCACAAAAGGATGTACTTCATTCGTTACTCCTGTAGATGGTGGCGCAGGTGGAATGAGTAACTTCTGTGCTGAGGGTGGATCTTGGGGTTGGCACCAGTGCGACGGTGGTTGTTACTCCTGTAGCAGACACACTCAGTGTAATGTCTGTGTCAGTACATCTTCTTGCCCCAACAATGTTTGTGGTTGTCATGGTAGCAACCCTGGATACACTAATGGTTCCACATCGTTCGGTATTCCTGGCGTACAAGGTAGAAGATACAATAACAGCTACTGCCGTGGATCAACTCACTCCTGGACTGGTCCTGCTGTAGGTCCTTGGACTGTTAATGCCCCAGGTGGTGATGATAGTTGTTCAGTAGGTACAGCTCGTGGTTGCTGCAGAGGTCACGCTATCTTCCCAGGTGGTGGTGGTCACTCGCCGTTTAATGATGGTGGTTGCTGCTGGGGTGGTTATGGACAAGGTGGTCTTGTAGTCGTCTCTTATTGGGAATAATAACGGAGTTCTAAAACAATGGCATTTAAATCTTCAAATATTAAATTAGAAGTCTTGTATCCCGTTCCCACTGAGTACATGGGCGACGAACAAGACAACGATGAGGTAGGCATCGCCACTTATGTTGGTCCTAGATATATTAGAACTCGCTGGTCATCAGATGGTTCTAACCTAACATCGCATGGTGTATGGGATTGGGAAGATCCAAGTGGATTCATGCCCTGCCCTGAAGACTGCACAGAGGTCAAGCTTGACGCTACACAGTATCCCATTCATGCAACTGTTCTCTGGGGTCCTAGGTATCCTGGAGAGAGAATGGATGTAGTGTGTGGTCCCTCAAGCGATCCAAATCCAAACATCTGTGACCCTTATTACATCTGTGAAGCTCTAGAACCTTCTTCTTGTCACTATGATGTAAAGACAGAATCTTGGTCAACCCCATCATTCAGATCGCTGGGGTCAGATATGAATGACTGGACATCAGTTCGTTCGCGTAGAGATATGCTTCTTGCTGAATCCGATATCGCTATTCCCCCCGATGATGCTCCAGCAGCTCTTAGGGCAGAGTGGGTAGCATATCGTCAGAAGTTGAGAGATCTTCCCTCTGATTGGGCTGGTGTTGGAACCTCTACTTATCTGGTGATGTATCCTTTTGATCCTGCAGTTTCAAAAACTAGAAGTCCTGGTGTGACTGAACCGCATATTCAAGACAGAGATTACAACTTATCAGATCCAGAGTAATCTAAATTCACTTTTTAATTTCAAAATTCTGGAAAAAATTTTTCCAGAATTTTTTTGACTATGAGGGTTTTATGTTTGAAGTAAATGAAAAACTTGATATTACTGTTGTCTCCGACATTGGTAATGAGAAAAGATGTGCATTAATTATAGATAACTTTTATAAGGATCCTGATTCCATAAGAGATTATATTGAGACTCTTAATCTCAGTCAGGATCCTGACCTCATGGGAGGTATCTCTGGGTGGAGAGCTTATGCAGTAAACTCTGAAGTCAGGGATAATCTCAAACCAGTATTCGATAATTTAAAAAAGCAACCGATCTGGAAGAAAAAAATTATAGAAGGGTTGTGGGAAGATAACTGGAGACAGTTAAACTTCATGTGTAATGTGATGGATCATTCCAGCAGAGATGTCGGTGGTGGTATCCCACATTCTGATGGATTTGATGTTCATTTTGGTGGTATAATTTATTTAAATAAACCAGATGAGTGCCATGGTGGGACAAGACTTTATTCTGTAGATGGTAGGCAGAGCACTTGGGGACTGGATGGAGTACAGAATTTATATAATGAGTATCTCAAAAAAAGATGGGAGAATGACGAAGGAGAAGGATGGAAACTTGAATTAGAGTTTGAGATGGTGTATAATAGATGTGTACTTTACGAAGCTGATCTTATTCATGCCCATTGGTATGATGAGGATGCATTTACCGAACACTTGAGACTAACTCAGGCTCTGTTCATGTAACTAAATAAATCGTTGAACTAAAATAGTATGAGAGCGAAAGCATTTTTTATTAATGGTGGTGCTGGTCGAGTCATTACTTCCATTCCTGCTTTAGAGAAGTATGCAGAGAGTCACGATGATTTTGTCATCGTTGCTGAAGGTGGGATGAACTTCTACAAATCACATCCTATTCTTCATAAGTATGCATACGATAATTGGCACAAAGGTCTTTTTGAGGACAAGTTAAAAGACAGAGATTGTGTCTCTCCAGAACCGTATAGGCGTTGGCATTACTACAATCAAAAGTGTAGTCTTGCCCAAGCTTTTGACATGGAGATCAATGGTTTAGAAGAACCTAGAGATCTTCCAGCGCCTAATATTAAATTGTCAAAGTATGAGGCAATCGCTGCTCTTAATACTGTAGAAGAAGTAAAGGCAAAGACTGGTAAGGATAAGGTAATTGTTGTTCAACCTTTTGGTAGAGGTGTTGAGGTTCAGGGGGAATATATTATTGATGCAACCTCTAGAAGTTTTCACTTAAGTTATCTCATTGATATTATCAATAATCTCAGAGAAGATTATGCGGTTATTATCATGAGTGAGTTTCAATTCCCAGTTGATAAAGATGCAAGTAAAATTCCATGTGGTTGGCCACAGACTGACATTCGTACATGGGCAGGTATTATTGAGCAAGCAGATCACTTTTTAGGTTGTGATTCAGTTGGTCAACACATTGCAAAGTCTGTTGGAACCACTGTTACAGCTGTGATTGGATCTACATATCCAATCAACATTTCTTATCCCAATGATCCTTCCTTTGATATCATCGATCTTGGTGAAGGGAAGAGAACCTTCTCTCCTATCAGGCTGACTACAGAAGACTATCAGGATATGATGAATGATGAGTGTATGGAGATGACTGAAGATGATATCAAAAAGGTTATTACATCATGTAGAAAGAGATTAGGAAAACCAAAACAATACTCTGGTAATCTTACCTTTGAGGACCAACCAACTAAAACTAACTGCTGTGAACCTAAAGGATTTGGAAAATGACACAATGGATTGCTGGAATTACTCGTGGACACAACGCTGGTGTTTGTCTGCTTAAAGATGGTGAAGTTGTATTTGCCCTTGAAGAGGAGAGACTCTCTAGAAGAAAGTATGATGGAGCTCCGCTTCTTTCCATTAATAAAATCCTAGAGTACACTGATAAGTTAGATTACCTTGTCATTGCACACACGCAAGAGATGAAGGAAATGGGTTTCCGTATGGATTATTGCGGCGAAGATCCATACACAGCTCTTGCTAGGAAACATGGATTGATTGAAGATGTTAAGTATGATCAAGACAATGAGACTCACCCTCAAGTTCTAGATTATGGATCTATTCATCATAAACTTCATGCATCTTGTGCTTTCTACAGGTCTGGTTTTGATAGCGCCGCTGCTTTAGTTGTTGATGGTGCTGGAACTTTTATTAGACACCATGCATACGGTCGTCCTGTAACTTTGTATGAGACTGAGACCATCTTTGATTGCAATTACCCAGATGATATTACTACCAAGTATAAACACTTGGGTGGAAATGAAATTAGAACTACCCTAATCGATACTCATTTTAAGACTGCTGTTGTTGACAACGATGATGAGGGTACATCTATTATGATTGCTGATGCTACTCCTGGCATCGTCAAGTTGTATGAGGCAGCGACTGATTATAATGGTTATCATGCCATTGAAGCTGGTAAAACCATGGGACTTTCTCCTTATGGAGAACCTAATGATGAAATCCCAGAAATGTTTGGAGAACCTAATGGATTGATCCCTGATTATCGCCCAGTAAATCTAAACTTTGTAACTCCAACATATCCTAATGGCGCTTATCTTAATGAACATACTTCACACTTTACTGTAACTCCGCCCGATATTGATAGAAATGATTGGGTTAGGTTGAAGAATAGAAAGGATGTTTCCTACAAAGTTCAGGAAGAAACTCAAGCACAAGTTCTGAATCTCATTAGACTTGCCAGTAAGATTACTGGTCAAAATAATATTGTTATCTCAGGTGGATATGGTCTTAACTGCGTAGCTAATTACTATTATCTAAAAGAACTTGAGGATGAGGGCATCAACATTTATGTTGAACCTATCAGTAATGATGCTGGTACTGCTATGGGTGCAGCTCTGCTTTGCCACCATAGAATCACCAAAGACACTACGGTAAGGGATTATGCTGACAGTCTGTACCTAGGACCAAAGTATACTTATTCTCTGAATGAAATTATCGAGACTGCTGATAAGTATGGTGCAGAAGTTAGTGAAGCAACTGATGATGGTATCATTGATTTGATTACTGAAAAAAACATTGTTGCTATGTTCCAAGGTCAGTCTGAGTCTGGTCCTCGTGCTCTTGGTAATCGCTCTATCCTATATGATCCTCGTGATCCTGATGGAAAGGATCATGTCAATGCGATTAAGCGTCGTGAGTTCTTCCGTCCGTTTGCTGGATCTATCCTTAAAGAAGATGTGCATGAATGGTTTGACCTTCGTGGTATGGAAGAGACTCCTCACATGATGTATGCAGTAAATTGCCAACCAGGAATCGCAGAAAAGATTCCTTCTATCATTCATGTAGATGGCACCTGTCGTATTCAGACTGTCACTGAAGATCAAAATAAAAACTACCATAGCTTGATTAGTAAGTTTAAGGAGAAGACTGGTTGTCCTATCCTTTTTAATACATCATTCAACCTTGGTGGAGAACCATTGGTAGAAACTTTAGATGATGCTGTTCGTACCTTGTACCATTCTGACATTCAATATCTTTATCTTCCTGAGTATGGCAAAATGATTTCTCTTAAGAATGACTAAAGTATTTGTCAATGGGACATTTGATGTCCTCCATCGTGGGCACCTTGCACTTTTAAATTATGCAAGGTCCCAAGGTGATGAGGTAGCGGTTGCTGTAGATACCGATGCCAGAGTAAAGGAGATGAAAGGTGAATCTAGACCAGTTAATTGCTGCCTAGATAGAATGGAAATGCTACGGGCACTTAAGTTCGTGGACAAAGTTTTTTCCTTCTCTAGTGATGAAGAGCTAGAGAATTTGATAAAAACATACGAGCCTGATATAATGATAGTCGGATCGGATTGGAAAGATAAAAGTGTTATCGGTTCCATGTATGCCGCTGAGTTGAAATTCTTTGATCGCTTAGAAAATTATGCAACTAGCAAGACAATACAAAGTATTATTGATCGGGGATAGTTGTACCGAT